GTAGCTCTGAAGACGAAGCTAGAAGTGGCACTATTGTTGATGATTCTGGACATGATATGTATGTGGGGAATAGAGCTGATTTTATTAGACATTTTGATGGTCAAATAGATGATTTAAATTTTTATAGTGATATATTAACAGCAGCAGAAGTAAAAAGAAATTATAACGCAGGTAAAAGGAGTCACAGATAATGGCACATTATGAAATGTATTTTTGTCTACCAAGCAGTGCATATGATAGTGCTGTTGGTACCAAAATAAAAGAACTATATCCAATAGTAGAATCAGTAGATGAAGATACTGGGGATATTACTTATAAATCATCTCCTACTTGGTATGATATTATTATGGCAGGTAAGGTAGGTGCTCCAAGATATTCACACGATAAAGCGTATTGTCTTATCAAAGGTGAATGGTCTATGAAAAATGGAGTATTATCAGAACTTATAGAATTAGGAGCTAATAAAGCATATCCTAATTTTAGTGTATTAACTAAGTCAGAAGCGCAAGTTTTAGCTGCTAGTGATACATTTGTAAGTGAGGGATAATTATATTAAATTAAAGGTAATTTATGAAAAGAAATAGAACATACTATTGTAACTCTTGTAAAAAATGTGTAGACTTTAAAGCTAATGATGACCATATATGTAAATGTGGATATGTGTTTGGAACAAGAGTTAATATATCAGATGGTATTAATATGAGAAAAACTTGGAGTGGACAAACACAAGTTGAGTTTAGTCAAACAACAATGGATGCAGATATAGCAGATAGGAATAGAAGATAATGGCTAATTTTAAAACTCAAATTGAAGATTTAGTAGGAAATGTGGGAGATGATAATGCTTTAACTCAATGGCTTCAAGATGGAACAAGAGAAGTTACAAATATTTTACCTCCCAACTTAAAAGAATATTGTTATTCTAAACAAACATTTACTTCAAATGCAGCTAATTCAGAAGCAGAAACAATGATTACTGGGCAATTAGGTAGTGTGTATGCAGGTAGTGTTGAATGTAGACAAATAAGACCAATGGATAAACATAAAGCTTCAAGTTCATCAAGTATAGAATTTGCATCAGCAACAGACCCTGTATATTATGTAGAAGGAAATAAAATTAATATATTGCCAGCTTCATCTTCTGGTATTTATTATGTTGTTGCAGACCCAACAGTTGCTAATACAGACGATTCTATTAGTAATTTTCCAAATGAAATGGAATATTTAGTAGTTTTATATGCATCAATAAAAGCAACTGAATTTTTAATGACTAATGAAGAAGACCCTGAATTGTTTGCCCCAATTATATCATCTTTAAAACAAGATTATGATAAAGGAATTGCTATGTTAGCAGCTCAAGGAATACCAAAGGCACAACAAGGAGCTAAATAATGACAGCTAAAAATATTATAGAACAAATAGAAAAACTATTTGGAAGACAATCAGAGCAATACATGTTTCAATTAATAAATGATGCATTAGATGATATTGCTTCAAATAAAAGAAATTACAGTGTTTCATCTACAACTAATTTAGAAGAAAAGAAAAGATGGTATGAATTAGAAGATAATGTTATTGGTGTTAAAAGAGTTGAAATATTAGATACAAATGATAGATATGTAATGATACCAAAATTAGCAGATGCACATAAATTATTAAAAGAAGATACAGAATCATCAGATGATTCATTAAAATAGGAAAATTATGGCAACAAATAAAAGAACATATCCAAATAATTATTTTGCATGGTATAATGATGACCAAAGAATAGCTATTGTATGTGAAGATACAACATCAACAACTGGAGAAAAAACAAAAGAAAAATACGATTCTTATCAAGGTTCTGATGTGACTGGAGGATTAAGAATAACATATTCTTCTAAATATGAAACTATTAGCTCACAAACTCATGATTTAAAAACTACAGGTGGTTTAGATTCAGGATTGCATTCTGCTGTAGTGTGTTATATAAAATCAAGAATGTTTGAAGACGCAGGTGATTTACAAAGAGCTCAATATTTTAAAACAATGTATGATAAAACAATAAGACAATATCCATCAAGAAAAAGTGGAGTGAGAGCTCTATCTGTACCGAGGTTATAATATGGCATATAATTCAACATCATGGACAACTGACGCAAATACAAAAGCAGGTTCAACTGGAACAAATACAGTTGGAGGAGTTACATTATATAAACAATTTAATTTATATGATTTAAGTGTAGCCCAAAATACACATTATCCAATGTTGTTAGGATTTCAATATTCTAGTAGTAGTATTACTGGAGATAATGCTTTTGGAACAGGAACTGACCCAGCTACATCTTTGGATATTAGTGCTAAAGGTGCAAATTGGAAACAATTTATAATGTGTTATTGGTATTTAACAGATAATATATATATTGATGAGGTAAGTATTTTAAGTGGTTGTGATGGTGCTCATAATTTAGATTATCATTTATATTCTTATACATTTGATAATAATACAAATATAGGAGATTTATCATCAGGTGCATTACTAGCTCATTGTTCAAGCGTAATACAATCTGGAGGTACAAGTGCACCAACTATAAAACAATCAAATATGGTTATTGATTCATCTTCAGTTGATTCTGGAAAAGTAATTTTAGCTTTTGTAGAAAATACTGAAGGAACAAGTGATATAACAGCGCAAATGACAGTTAAATATCATTTAATTTAAACAAGGAATAATATGAAAACTTTGAAAAAGAAGTTAAGCGGTAAATAGTTTTTTGAAATAAAACGAGGTTAGAATGGCAAAGTTAAACAAAGGTATTGTTAACAGAGCAGTAGTTACTCCTGATAAACATTTTCCTTTTCATTGCAAAAAAGCAATAAATATAGTGTGTCAAGTTATTGAAATAGTTAAACCTACAATATACGTAGATTTAGGTGACACAGGCGAATGGGAACATTTCAGTAATCATTACTGGAAAGGTAGAAATAAAAAAACAATGGAAGACTTAATTCCTTTGTTAGATAAAGATGTCAAAGATGTAAATAAAGGAATGGACATAATTGATAAATCTTTAGATAAAGTTGAATGTAAAATTCGACATTTTGTTCAAGGTAATCATGAAGTATGGTTGGACAATTTTGTAGTAAGATACCCTTATCTTAGCCATTATGAAACTCAAAATGCATTAAGAATAAAAGAACGTGGATATAAATATCATCCTTATCATAGAAGAAAACTTTTAAGAATAGGAAAATTAAATTTTACACACGGACATAAAACTGGAATGCATCATGCAAAAGCACATCTTAGCTCTTACAAAGACAATATTATGTATGGACATACACATGACCTACAAAGATATACTGATACTGGAGTTAAAGGAACAATGAGTGGCTACAGCATGGGATGTTTAAAAGACATTAAAAAAGATGAAGATTGGTTAAGAGGTAATTTAACTAACTGGAATCACGCACTGGCTATAATAGATTTTTTTAAAAATGGAGACCATATAGTTCATGTTTTAGAAATAATTGATGGAAAGACTTCTTTATGGGGTCAGTATCTTGATGGTAATAAATAATGGAGAATAATGGAAAAAGAAACAATAGAACATCTAATAGGGGAATATGGATGGATGATAATAGGAGCGTTTATCTTTCTATTGGGAAAAAGTACCATCGAATCTGCAATAGAAGGTTTAAAAACTATGGCTGGGAACGACCTCAATGTAGACGATACAATAATTTTAAATGGAAGGCCTGCACGTATAACAAGAATATCATTATGGAAAACTACAGTATTTGTTTATGATGTTGGATGTGATGCAGATGGAAAACCATATATTAAAGGCGGAAACAAGTTGTCAATACAAAACATTAAATTAAAAGACCATACAATAGAAAAGCCATTACCAATGCTTGACTTAAAAAAATGGGATAATTGCAAGGAGAAAAAATGAAGGACACATTAAGGGTTTTAAGTACTTACCCTGAGATAGGTATAAGCACAAGCTTTTTATCAACAGTAATAGGCATTTTAGACGTTTTAAACCCTATATTAACATTTATATCATTAAGCTTTGCTATAATATTAGCTTTAATGACGTTTTATGCTAAGATTAAAGGCTAGTAATGATTGGTTTAGGCTATTTCATATTAGGTTTTGTGATAGTCTTTGTTGGAGGATTATGGTGGTTAGGAAAATGGGAAATATTTGAGATGTATATAGATGATGATGAAGATTGGGAATTTTAAATGATAGGACAAAAATTTATAATAAATATGATTATTAAACAAGTAATGAAAGCTATTAAAAAAGCTTCCGATAAAGAAATTGCTAGTAATCATGAAAAAAGAATTAAAGCATTAGAAAAAAACTCACATCCTAAAGTTGATTTAGTATGTACAGGTTGTGGTTGTAAAGCTAAAAGAAAAACAAAAAAAGGAGAAAAATAATGATGTCATTTATTACAGCTAATTGGGAATATGTTTTATTAGCCCTATATGTAGTAGAAAAAGTAATTAAATTAAGTCCATCTAAAAAAGATGATTTAGTTTGGGACATGGTATTAAAACCTATTGTTGATAAAATAAAAGGTAAATAGTGGCAAAACAAACTCTTGAGATAAAAGATTTTTCTGGTGGTTTAAATTGTTATTCTGATGCAAGGGATATAGAAGATACAGAATTTTCACAATTTTGGAATGTAACATCATCTCAAGCAGGTATTTTAAAAATAGGGGGTTCATTAGTAGAACATATCTATGGACTCCCTCATAGTAATACAAATTTTCAAGTAGGATATGGATTGTTTGCTACAGGAGTTGATTACTCTACAAGCATTATAGATGGTGAATTTGAAAATTCATATGAAGAAGGAACTGTTCAAAGTTATGCAGACTCTCATAGTGGAAGTCCTTTTGATACTAATCCTGTTATACAACTTCAAGATTTATCTTCATATCATGTAAATACAACTAATTTAGGTCACAGTAAAGACGACTATTATAATAATTATTCTATATTAATATCTAGCGGTAATGGAGCAGGACAAGTTAGAAGAATCGTAGATTATGATGGAGCTACAAATAAAGCTCGATTAGATTCTGTTTTAGGAACAGATGCAACAAATTCTTCAACATATAAAATATTCAGATGGGTAGGAGATGGTTCTGTGTTTGGAAATGAAGGCTCAACAGATTATATTGATAAAGCAGGTGAATCTTGGCATGATAATATAAATTCATATAATGAATATAGTAAATATTTTTTAAGAACAGAGGTTTCAGGAATAACCACTAATCAAACTAAGCCATTAGGTTTTGTTACATATAATCCTAAAACAGATGAAGCATTTTCTGCTGATGATACTGATTCTACAACTATAGGAGCAACAACATTAAAAGCTGGCGTTGAATATCTTCTATGTTTTTATTGTAAAGCTGAAGCAAGGTATTACGGATATGGTGCACAAGGTACTTCTTATGGAGAAAGAGTACCATTTGTACAATTATATTCAGATAGCGTAACAGATGGAACAAATACTGGTTTGTATTTATTTGAATCAAATACTGGGCCAACATTTTTATCAGGAGTAGAATCAACTCATGATTATGCAGATAGTCTTACTACAAATTATGTTGCAAATGGAGGATTTGGTACTGGGGATGTTTCAAATTGGAGTGAAGTAGATGCAGGCACAAATGTAGCTTTTACAGCAGAATCTTCATCAAATCAATATGGAGGAAATGGAACTAGTGGTAAATTAGTATCAGCTGGAACTTATGCACTTGGAAATTCAAATGATTCAGCTTTTGTTCCTAATGGTTATGTTAAATCAGATGTAATAACTGTTCATGGAAATCAATGGTTTGAATTGTTTTTTGCATATTCTTCAAGTGCAGGAGGAATATATTATTCTGTAGTAGACACAACATCTGCTGATGATTTAGCTACGCCACTTATAACATGGACACCGCTTGAAAATACAGGTAGTCTTAGCACATATAAAATTATTGGAGAAAACACAAATAATGGAATTCCAAAACCTTGTAAGTTTTTTGTTCCTAATAATAGCGGTGGTAATAGAAATTTAAGAATTTTATTTGCAAACAGAGCAGCATCCCAAACTGCACAGTTTGATGCTGTTACATTAAAAAAATCATATCCTGATTTATTATCAATAGCAAATAATATAAGAAAAGGTAATCCTTATTCATCTGAAGCAACACAATGGAATAAATATCAATTTAAATTTAAAATACCTTCTGAATACAATGATGCAACTGATTGGGTTTTAAATCTAAATGCAGGAACATATGGAAATCAAACATCTGCTACAGGAACATCTAATTCGCAAACAATTTATTTTGATTCAATAAGATTAGAAACAAATGAAACAGATAATTTAATATTTTTAAATGATAATACATCTACAAATTCTAAAATTAATATTTATTCATCTAATATGAACAATTGGATAGAAAATGATTTAATTTGGAATGGTAAAAATATGAAACCTGTTTATAATTATATTAATGGTTTTTTAAAAATATCAGATGCTAATTTTAAATCAGGAAACAAAGATAAAATATTTTATTATTTAAACAAAAATCAATTAGGTTCTGAAAAAATAATTAATGGATGGAGAACAAGAGATTCTGCTTTATCTAAAGCTCCACCTTTAATTACAAGTGCAGGTGGTGATAATGCTTTAAGCACTCAACCATTTTCTGCTCTTTCTTATATGAATTCTTATACATTTGCAAGTGGTGTTCAAAAATATGGAGCAAGTGCAACAGCAACAAATTGGGAATGTGATAAATTAAATACGCTTGGAAGAATTTTATCTTATGTAGATGTTAGTAATAATTATGAAGATGAAAAATTATATTTATCAGATGGAACAACTGAATTAACTAAAGTTGCAGCTCAAACAAGTCTTGCAGATAGTCAAGGATTTTTAAGTGAAACAAGTCCTTTTTATCTTGCTTTTGCTGGTAATGATGGAACTTCAAATGACGCAAGCAGTGTTATTGGTACTTTTACTACAGGTAAACTTGGTAGAATTGAAATGGTATTTAATTATGAATTTTCAAGTGCATATAGAAATGGTGATGATGATTATTTAAATGAAACATATCAC